AGGTTCATCAAGTCCATGAATGGGCTCGATATAATTGAGATAATGTTTCTTAGTTTTCTTCCAAGGATTCCCCATACTAGTGTTCCTGTTCAACTTATCTATAAATGTTACACCAGGGGCGCCATTCACTGCCGTGAAAATATCATAAATCATAATTTCTTTAAACCATTTAGGATCTAAATTTTTATGAATATCAGCAATAAATGCATCTGTAGCTTTATCAATAATTGATGGTAAAAGATCATTGGCTGGAGTAACCATGTCTCTTAAAGCTAAATGAAAAGGTCTCCAAGACACCATATCAGGTTTAGTGTACTTGTGAGAATATCCACGCTTCAACAAAGATTCACTAATAATTGTTTTTTCCACACTCGATTTTCTGCGAGGTCGGAAACCCAAGAGTGAACCATACACTTCAGCATATCCATCTTCTATGTAACGGATAGCACTTTTATTGTGTAATTTCCCAAGTTGTAATTTGGTACTTTGAGAGTTTATTCTTGGTGGATTTGCCACGGGACCCTGAAAGCGTTCATCATCTAATATTAATTTCAAATATTCTTGAGTGATACTTAAACTTCCACAAAGGCTCTGTTCACCAAGTGCATGCATTCCTAATATCATTGGACCATACCCATTGCGAACAATAAGTAATGAACCACAATCTCCTCGTACAGTACGAGGGGAAGCAGTACCAGACCAAATATCTACTATTCCTGCACCATCCATAGCATAATCGCTTACGCGACGAATATTAGCAACCTGATGTGTAAAAATTCTCCCTTTCAAATCTAATTTGAGAAGATAACCAACATATTGTCCAGCAATTTTCTTGGGTGGAAATAATTCAATAATAGATTTTTTAGGAGGAATTGGAGCTAAAAATATTGCTACGTCTTTTTCTGCATCAATATAAAAGTCCTTTTTCGTTATAGTGAATTCACTATAAGTTTCAACACCGTTTTTCGTGGGTCCATTAATTATTTTAATCTTAAATAATTTATCAGGCACGGCATGCGCATTCATCATATACACTCTACCCTTAACACAAAAACCACGTGTAAATTGAAATACAACTTTATCAACATCATTAACCATGTACATATACATTAGAGTTAAATTTTTGCTCAACAATTTATGAACTTCATCATCACTTAAACCTTTCCATGAAAGGGTTTTGGCTGAAACATCAAAAGTTGTACACTC